CTTACTACCAAATCCCAAATAAAAAAAATATTGCAAATTTCTACCAAAAATGTAGTAAATTAGGGTATGAGTGATAAAATAGCACAAAAGAAACCAGCCAAAGTCCTCGCAATCGAGTGTTTTGCACTAAATCCAGACATTACTACTAAAGAAGTAGCTGCTCAAGTAGGTGTTAGTCCTAGAACTATTGCATACTGGAAAGAAGACCCTATGTTTGTAGATAAGGTGTATGAAAGGTATATGACTGAGTTTGGATCACAGTTACCTGCTGTTATTAGTTCTATGGTTAGGGAGGCTAAACACGGCAACGTACAGGCAGCTAGACTTGTATTAGAACATAGTGGTAGATTAGTTAAGAACGTCAATATCACTATAGATAGTCCTTTTGAGAAGTTTTTAAAGGCTGAGGAAGTACAAGATGCTGAGGTAGTAGAAATATTTGAGGATGTAGAAATGCCTAAAGACTTACCAGAACGTATTAAACCAAAAACTGTTAAAGAAGAAAAGATTAAAATTAAGACTATCATAGATAGAGAAAAGAAAAAGCTCAATTACAACGATAAACGTAAAGAGTGGTATAAGTGGAAAAAAAGAGCTAAGGCTGTGGGTATAGAACCATTACCTGCTAAAAAACCTACTAAGGGTCAAAGAAAAGAGTGGGAATTATCTATTATTGCTGCTGAGGAATCTATTTAATATATTTGCTTATAATATACTTTAACGCCACAAATATTAAAATAACCCCAACAACACTTATTATATCTACAAAATGATTACCTGAATCACTTTCAATACTACCCATAGGCGTTACTATTGTCATCTTTTTAGTTTGCTTAGTCATTGTCCATACCACCTTTTTCCATCATTCTCATAAATTTGTCTTTTAATCCGTTACCTGAAAGTCTTGCAATTATCTCTACTTGTGCTTTGAATATACCATTTAACTTCTTTTGTTCCATTTGTACCATTTTTTGCTGATCTATCAGCTTAATAATAATACCTTCCAACCTCTTGAAGTCTTGGTCTAACTCTGTCATTAGAGTTTCTTGTATGAACCTGTTTTGTTTCCATATAAAGAATCCGAACGCTATTGTCATCGCTACTGGTATTCCAAACTGTTCCAATATTGTAATAAAATCCATTTTTCTCCATTACGCTATCCCCATAAAGGGTATTGTATTACTTTCCATTAAATCGCACATTTGCTCGTAAGTATCTTTTTCTATTTCTACTAACTTGTCTTCGTCTTTGTAAAATTCTCTTTGATATTGTTCTTCTGTAATGTCTTTAGCCATATACTCTATAAGTATGTTTAGCTTTTCGTGCATATTGATTATATTCTTTAAAAGGATTTCTATTTTTTCTTCTTCGTTCATTACTTTTTCCTTATACGTTTGTTTAGTAATCTAACGAATTTTTTTGTAAAATCCTTGTATATTTTAACAAGAGCTGCCTTAGTTCCCCTTAAAGCTATTTTGCCATCCCTATTGTAATGTGGTATAAATTCTCTTTGTGGAGTATCAAATTTACCCCATGCTTTAAAACCACCTTCTTTTCTATGATATTTTCCATATTTTTCACCACTTATACCTTCTGAACTACCTTTTAAACCATGTGCAAGTTTTCCTGTGTCAAATAAAGGTCTTGCTTTTTGTCCTCTTGGGTTATTTTTAGATAATTTTGGTGTAACTTTACCATCACTAATATAATCACTAGCTAATCTTGCAGTTTTATCAGCAAAATGTGCATTTATGTATTTTTCAAAACCTTGTTCTTCTAATACTTTAAGTGCTTTTCCAAAATCTATATTATACTTGACTTCTATCATCTTGAGGCTCCATTTGTGCTTCGTTTGCTCTTAATTTAGCATTTGCTTCCTCAATAGTCAAGTCTTTATTGTATTCAACCATAAGTTCGGCTTTATTTACAAGTCCTAAGTTAAGTCTATGGTTGTCTAATGCTATTTGGTCTTGTACTGTCATTGGGTATTCAGGCTCATTAAAGTCTAGTTTTAACGCCTCAGGCATAGCTATACCTAATGATTGTGCTATTTTACGCTCTATTTGGTATATTTCGTGTTCATATTGTGTAAAAAGGGCTAAATCGTCTTGATAATCCTCAAATCTCTCTAAATCTTTGATTTTTAGAGCAATACCACTAGGTGTTTCGCCACCATCTTGTGCAAATTGTACAAATAAGTGGTTATTTTGTGCTACAAGCTCCATTTGAAATTTAACATTTTCAATTACTTTCATTATGTCGCCTGCTGGTGACTTAATGTCGTAATTTGCTTCATTTGGTAGCTCTAGTATAACATCAGAACCAAATCTTTGATTGTTTCCTAAATCAGCACCAGAAACAACAGGTTGCCCAAACATTTGGAATCTTAAACCAAGTTGCATTTCTGTCATTGTTATATTTATGTGTTCATTAGCGTTCATTATGTCATTTGCACCTTCAACGTAAAAACTATCACATTGATGTTCTCTATGTGTAAACACAAACGGTATTGTACCATAATCATGGACACCTTCTTCTAAAATAGTTCCTGATTCATCAAATATAAAATAACTTTCAGCGTTCCAATGTATGTATTGTGCACTATCAGTATTAGAAACATCGTCTGTATAATTCATTAAAGGGTATGAGATAGCAATAGGTCTAAATGGATCAGAACCAAAGAAAGGGTGAAAGTAATATACAGGTTGATAGTCAAAGTAAGGCATCTCGCCATCAACATATATAATTCTACACGCAATAGTTCCAAGTAGGCGTGTCATTCTTTCAATGTGTTTCATTTTAGAATCTTTAAGTACAGTTAGTGAATCATATTTTTCATTTACATTTCTATCTGCACCTACTGTATAAATCCTAGACATTTTATTTATAAACTTTTTAGTAATGTTCGCCTCGTAAGGTGGAACTTCTCTAAATGCTTCTAGGTCAAATTTTTCTTGTATGTAATGAGCCGTGTTATTACCATTGTAATAATCTAATAGTTTATTTATATAAAACTCACGCCTTCTGTAATTTTCTATTTTTAAAGAGTTTAAACTCTCTGTTATTATCTGTTTATTAAACATTATCTTTGCCTCACTTTGATTTCTCTGTTTCTAATTGGAAAATGGTTTATAAAAAAATATCTTAATTGGTCACATCCGTGGTCGTGGTATCCGTCTTTTAATGGTTCTTGTTTTAATGGTTTACTGTCTTGAGCTTCTGGATACCTATAACTTTCTAAATCTTCTGCCATACCTATACAACTATTGTTTAAATGTAAGTATCTTTCGCCATTTGCGTTTTCTATAAAACTTCTAACATGATTAACACCTGCTGTAATACTTCTTGATGCTTTATCTGTTATTGTGTTTACTGGTATGCCTTTTTTTCTAAAAATTTCTATATCTCCTACACCTGATTGTCCTTGTGCTTGTAATCCTGCTGGGTCACCATAATATTTAACTACATTATATGGTTTAGACCTTATTCTTTCTGCTAATTCATCT